GTGGCTTGTCAGGTTCCTAACATTTCCCGATATTCCCAAAACCCGTTTTGGGGTTTAGTTGAAAAAGTAGCGTAGCTAAAATTAAAAAAGGTTTAGTAAATTATGGAAATTCACCTGATAAAAAGAAGTAGGGCGCAAAGAATCCTCATGAGTCCTTATTTTTTCTGCAAACTTCTTAAAGTTGGGCGCGGGCGCGTCTCGCTTTATGATCGGTTTATTACCGCGCTTGTGATGATAAAACTATCAATAATTTTAAAATAAAAAGTTTAAAAAAAGGAGGGCGCTTAATATGAAAATTGCAGACATAAGGATTTCAGGTGAGGCTCTTTTGAAGGCCTTGCACTTTCCGCAGGGAACCAAAATGATAGAATTGGTTTCAGAATTAGACTACAACGAAAGTATAAATATTAAATTGCGAGTCCATCATCCAGAGTTAAAGAATGTTGAGGCGGGAGAAAAAGTGCCATTACTTGTGCCGATCATCAGGGAAGAGCGCATAACTATGGACTGGAATCAAACATGACCCCAAAAGAACTATCCCACAAGCACGGCATAAGCATCCAGGAGATCGGGCAGAAGTGCGCCCGTGGCGACTTTGAAATACAGGGCATCGGCTATCACGCGACGAATATTGGCAAGGGGAAAAAAACAGTATGGGATATTGCTTTCAATGACCGGCGAAGAACCGAGACCGGATCTCTCCGAGAAATCAAAGAACGTGCGACAATAGCGAAGCTCATCAGTCAGGGCAAGTTGCTTGAACAGCAGCTCAAAGAAAAATTATATGGTGATTTTCTAGTGTGGGCCGATGTCCTGAAAGAAAAACTCATTGAATCCGGGGCTAATTATTCCACGCGGATCACCGCATTAAAACTTTCACCGGAAACAATAATAGAAATCAACAAGGCGTTTTCCGAATGTATGGAAAAAACATCATTGGAATTATCAGGCGAGCTTTCGACGCGGCTATTCGGGCAGGACAAAGCATAAGTTTTCAAAATCCTGTCGAATGGGCTATTAAGAATATTTCCTTCAAGCAGGACAAAACTGCATTTGTAGACAAGCTAGATTTATCCCTCACGCCCTATCTTATCCCGCTTATAAAGTATTGGGATTTTTCCGGCAAGATTCAGGAAATGACCGTTGTCGCGCCACAGCAAATGGGAAAATCTTTAGGCTCCTGGATGATTGGCTTGCTGTGGAGTTTTAAAAATATGCCATGCCTTTCCATGGTTATTTACCCGTCCGACGATAAGGCGGAAAAAATAAATCAGGATAAATTTATCCCGATGATGAAAGAAATTCCGGCTCTCAATGAAGAGCTGCAACTTCCAAAAACGAAACAAAAAGACTGCTTCAGGTTCAGCGCGTTTGTTTCATACTTCCAGGGTTCCGGCGCAAGGATAAGTAGTTATCCGGCGAAGATAAGAATCGCAGAGGAGCTTGATGATTGGCAATACGAGGAGGACGCGGCCCCTAAAATTGAGGACTTGCGGATCAGGGCGCGGTCGTTTGATGAATCTTTGTTTGTCAAAAACTCCAGCCCAAAAGGTTCATACGTCGATAAGGATAATGTAAGCTCAAAAATCTGGCGGGAGTTCCTGAAAAGCTCGCAGGGTTACTGGCATTTATGCTGCCTGAATTGCGGAAAACTTTCCATCCGTTCCTGCGACATTCACAATCTGCAATTTGAGACAACTGAAGATGATGAAATTATACAAAGCTCACTCCGTATCGTGTGTCCTGAATGTAAACACGAACACCCCGAATCCGACAAGCGGGAAATGAATCTCAAAGGTGATTACATTCACCTGTATCCGGATCGATACGATTATCATGCGGGCTTCCAGTGGGGGGCATTGGCAAGCCAGCGGAATAGTTTATCATGGCTGAATATCGCAGAGGCGCAACTTGAAGCGGGCAGGACGGCGGAGGTCAAGACACAGATTTTCTTCGACAACTGCATCCGGGGTTTACCTCATAAACAGAGAAAGGGGACAGATGCAGAAAGAAGCAAAGTGTTATCACATTGCGCCCCGATGCCAGACCCGGCAATATTGGAGGGGGTGTTTATTTCGGCAGACACACAGGACAACGGCTGGTATTATATCATCCGAGGGATTGACGGGAAAGAGAACACTTACAAACTGGCGGAGGGTAATGTAAAAACCCTAACCGATCTTGAAAATTTAAAACTGAAAGGATGGGGCGGGATAGCCTGCTTGGCCGGAATTATAGACGAGGGCGGACATAAGGCGGTCGAGGTTCAAAGGTTCGTTGAATCGCATAAGGGCTGGTATTCCTACAAGGGTGGCTCGATGTATAAGGAACGGTTCAGGTTATCCGACAATAAGACAAAGCTGATTTGGGCTATCTCGAAACAATATCAGAGTGACTTACTTTATTATATCTATCAGCAGGACAAACGGGAAAACTCATATTGGTACTTGCCACCCGAAGTTTCCGAAACCTACTTGAAACACATCCTTGATATGCGACCGGACAAGAAAAAGAAGTCCGGCAATCTTTATGAGAACTGGGAGGGGACGGGCGATGACCATTATTTTGATTGTGAAAAGATGATGATTGTTGTCCTGGACTTTGCAAAGAAGCATTTCCGGCCGTCCGAGTGGCGGGCTGGAAAAGGAACTTGGATTAAGCGCAAGAAAATTACAATCATAAAATCTGCGAATGCTTCGGGTGGCTTTGTTGCGGGTTGGAATAAATAGCCACAGTTGACAATTCCCCAAATTTAAAAGGGGAATTTATGGCAATAGCGACCGTTCCCACATCTGAGCCGCTTTCTTTTTATTCCGGCGATTCAATTACCTGGCAAATATCGAACTCCGATTATAAGGCTTCTGACGGCTGGACTCTCAAATATGACCTCCGTAAATCCGGGGTTGCTGTTTTAACGCTTACCTCAACCGCCTCCGGCGATGACCATTTGATTTCCGTTTCCGCCGCAACTACCGCCGGATATACCGCCGGTGAATATGAATGGCGCTCATACGTCACGAGCGGAAGCGAAAAGTACACTATCGCCACAGGCATAATTGAAATCCTGGCAAACACCACCGCCGTCGCCAGTTCGTATGATTGGCGAAGCACAGCCAAAAAAGTAGTCGACGCTCTTGAAACCGCACTTGAAGGAACCGCATCCGCCTCTGATTTGACAATCATTTCCCAGTCTTGCGGCGATCTTTCCATTACCCGGAAATCCGACATATACGGTGAATTGCAGAAATGGAAAACCATATACGAAAATGAAAAAGCCAAACAGGACATAGCGAACGGGCGCGGCTCTAAACGAAACTCAGTTTATATGAGGTTTGTAAATCCATGAAAATATTCGGGCTTGAAGTTAAAAGAAATCTTATTCCGGCAATCATTAAGCGCGGATTCAGCGCGGCGAAAATTAACCGGCTTACAAATGACTGGGCTTATGCCATCATCAACACAAACGATGATATAAAAAACAACCTTCAAATACTCAAAGGCAGATCCCGCGAGCTTGCAAAAAACAATTCCCTTTTCAGAAAATACCTTTCAATGCGGGAAAAAAATATTGTCGGGGCAAACGGGATAACCTTGCAAATGAAAGTCAAGGAAGCGTCCGGCAATCTCGACAAGGGCGCGAATTCAATCATCGAAAAAGCCTTTTACGACTGGCAGTCCGCGAAGCATTGCGACGTTGCCGGAAAACTCACATGGATAAAATTTCAAAGACTGTGGTCTAGGACATTAGCCATTGACGGTGAAGTAGTTGTAAGAATTTGGAAAGGGCGCGGCAAATACGGCTTTCAGCTTCAGATGATTGATTCCTTTGCGCTTGACATACAATACAACGACATAAACAGAAATATAATTATGGGCGTGGAACTTGATTCATTCGGCAAACCGATTGCCTATCATTTTAAGGCTTCTAAATGGGAATCTACTTACAGCACGGATAATCAGAGGCAGAGAATTCCGGCAAATGAAATTATTCATAAATTTGTAGTTGAATTTCCCGGACAAGTGCGCGGCATTCCAAAACCGGCATCCTCGATTCTTGCAATAAATATGCTCAATGGATATTCAGAGGCCGAACTTGTGGCAGCTAGAGCATCAGCCTGCAAGGGCGGATTTTACGAGGCCGGGGAAAATTATGTTGGAGACGATGAAGTCGACGGGCAGATAATCGAAGAGACAAGTCCGGGTATGGCGCGACTCTTGCCTAAAGGCTTGACATGGAAAGAGCATAACCCGACACATCCAAACGGAAATTATGAGGGATTCACGCGGGCGCAAATGCGAGAAGTCGCAGGCGGGCTTGATGTTTCCTATAATTCGCTTTCCTCTGATTTGACCTCCGTAAATTTCAGCTCCATGCGTTCTGGCGCATTAGAGGAACGCGACGGCTGGAAACTGGAACAATCTGACATGATTGAAGATTTATGTGAGCCTGTTTTCGAGGGCTGGCTAGACATGTTTTTACTTTCCGGCGTTTCAAACCTCCCGTATTCCAAACTTGAAAAATTCCACGCTGACAACTGGATTCCCCGCGCCTTTCAGTGGGTTGATCCCCGCGCCGATGCCGAAGCAAATATTTTGCTCATGGAAAAAGGATTAAAAGCCCCCCAGGAAATAGTCGCAGAACAGGGGCAGGAACTTGAAGACGTTTACATGCGGATTGCGAAAGCCAAGGAAATGCAATTGAAATACAAGTTGGATTTTTCCGAGGTTAAAGCCGGATTATTCCCGCCTCCAGTTGACAAGAAGCCATCAATAGAAAAGGATAAACTAGATGAAAACACTTGATGAAAAAATTAAACTTGGCACGTTTTCCCGCTCCATTGAGATGGACGGCGAACCAAAAGATGAGGATATGTCTATCGAATGTTCTTTCTCTAGCGAAGAGCCAGTCGAGCGTTCATTTGGAGTGGAAGTGTTAGACCATTCGCCCGCGTCGGTTGATTTGTCAAGGCTTAATAATTCCGCGCCGCTCCTGCTTAATCATAACTATGACGACCAGATAGGCGTAATTGAAAAAGCGGAAATAGCCAACGGGAAAGGTAAGGCGAAAATCAGATTTTCCAAGAGCGCAAAGGGGCGTGAAATATGGCAGGATGTAAAAGATAAAATCCGCCGCAATATGTCGGTGGGCTATCGGATAACCAAGATCATTGAAGAGATGGACAAAGTTAAAGACGAGACGGTTTGCAGGGTCACGGGCTGGCTGCCTATGGAGCTGTCAATCGTCGGAATTCCGGCTGACAACTCCGTGGGAATCGGACGAAAGCTGGATGTATCTGAAACCGAGGCCGTCATAACTCGAATGGTTTTGGAAGAAAAACCAGTAATCACAATTAAAAAACAAGAGGAAAATAAAATGACTCCAGAAGAAAAAGCAGACATGCTCAAAACCGAACAGGGCAGGGCGAAGGAAATACTTGCAATCGGAAAAAGACACGGCATTGCCGATGAAGCCGCTATTGCAGTTTCGGAGGGCACAAGCGTTGCCGATTTCTCCCGCAGCGTGCTTGACAAGCTCGCGGAAAGACAGGCGACAATAAAACAGGCTCCGCAGGTGCTGACGGAAAAGGAAGCTAAGGGCTTTTCTTTTATACGTGCGATTAACGCACTTGCAGACCCAAACAACGCACAGGCGCAGGAAGCCGCGAAATACGAGCGTGAAGTGTCCGCCGCAGCCGCAAAAGCCTATGGCGTGCAGGCTCGTGGAATACTCCTGCCAAACGAGGTTCTGAAAAGGACTTTCGACACCACTGCGGGGGCAAGCATCATACAGACAAACGTACTCACGGGCAGTCTGATTGAAACCCTTGACGCTATGGCCGTTGTCATGAGTCTGAATCCCACAATTCTTCGAGGGGTTGTCGGGAATCTCCAGATTTCGAGGCAGACAGCCAGGGCGACTAGCGAGAATGTTGCTGAAGACGGGAATGCGACCGCCTCCAATCTCACTCTTGACGACATCGACCTGACACCCCACACCTTGACGGCCAACAGCTACATATCCCGCCGGATGCTTCTTCAGACCTCGCTGGACTGCGAGAACATGATTAAGAACGACATCGCGGAATCACTGGCTCTAAAGCTTGACTATAACGCCCTACGTGCGGATGGAACAAGCAATGCCCCTACTGGAATCCTTTCCACAAGCGGCATCGGTGCAATAGCGTGGAGCGGCGCTGATACTCCGAGCTTTGGCAAATTTGTGGATCTTGAAACCGAGATTACAAAAGACAATGTCCGTATCAACTCCATGAACTACCTTATGGCCGCAGTATTTGCCGGAACATGCAAGCAGACTGCAAGGGTGGCAAGCACCGACAGCAGGATGCTCATGGAAGACGGCGAGATCAACGGATACCCTGTCAAGGTTACAAATCAGATGCCCGCAAGTACGGCTCTGTTTGGCAAGTTCTCCGATCTCATTATAGCGTTCTGGTCTGGAATTGATCTCATAGTCGATCCTTACACGCAGTCCAAGAAGGGCGGCGTAGTCGTCACCGGACTCTATGATTACGATTTCGGAATTAGGCATCCGCAGAGCTTTGCGAAAGCCACAAACACCGGCTCATGATGATGAACCAGTAACCATGGGGCGGGTGTCAAAACCCGCCCTTTTTCTTTAAGGAGGAATTTATGAGGGTTAGAATTTTAAGAGGGGTTATGGCGGACGGAAAAAGCTATCAGGCCGGAGCGGAGGCAGACGTTTCAAACTATACCGGACTGCTTCTCATAGACATCGGCAAAGCTGAAAAAATACAGCCTGTTGAAATTTCCCCGGCCGTTGAATCTCCCAATGAGTCCCCCGTAAACCGAATGGAGACCGCCCCTGTAAAAAGGGGTCGAAAAAGCAAGCAGCAATAAGGGGTTTATTTATGGCTATAAGCTGGGATCTGACAAACCATTTTTTTAATGACAGTTTTGGACAAACCGACGTGACTGTTTCCGGCGTTGTCAAAAAAGGCATTAAATTCGAATTAAAGTCCGCCGAGGCCGCAACAATGGCGGGTATGAATCCTAATGTTTCATTCTATGTGCTTTTCAGGCAGTCGGATTTCACCACACTTCCAGCGGAGGGCGACGAGCATACCATAGGCGGAACTGTTTACCGTGTTGAAGGTGAAGTAAAAAAAGATTCCAGGGACGTGACTATTAAAGTTCCATATTCGCAGAGGTATTAATGGGCGGCTGGCGCATAAAACTGGATGCAGAAACAAAACTGTTCAACAAGAATGTTTCCGACCTTGTTGTCATGGGCAGAAAATCGGTTGACGATATTTTAAAAGATTGCGCAATAACTTTCCTACAGAGCGCGGCGAAAGCTACTCCGGAATCAAAAGCAAAAACAAGGACGGTCGTTAATTCATGGGAAAGGGATAGAAATTTTATGATAGCAGCGCGATGGCCTTTTGCTTCCTTCAGGCGTGGCGCATGTATGTATATCAACCGAATTGGGGTAAACAAAAGAAGGTTTTTCACTGAAAGAAATAGGGAAGACATTCCGAGATTCAATAAAATCACATTTAGGGGAATTCATAGTTTTGGGTGGAGCGGCAATCTTTTTAAACTTGGCAAAAGTCCACGCATTAAGAATAACAATCTCATGGAGTTGCTTAGCAGAGTTACCCATACGGTAATCAAAAAAGCGAATTGGCTCGGACAAGGTGCGGAAATAACTACATCCAATAAAGTAAAACTCATAGGAGATTGGGCTGACTACACAAGAAAAGAGGGCTTGTTTAAAGCTAACATTCGTCTGAAATGGCAACTTGAAAACCTTAAAAGCAAATTCAAAAAGGCATGGAAATGAGCACAAATATTGAGGACAAAGTAGAAACAGCATGGATCGCGGCAGTGGACGCGCTTACATCATATCCGGTGTATAAATGGGAGGACGTATCACACCAGCGGCCGCAGTCCTGTATTGTGGTACAGGTCATGCCTGCTAAAAACGAGAACTCGTCCGGCGGTATCCCGAATTCCCCTATGCACTCCGTCGATGTTGAAATAACAGCAGTCTCTCTTATCGTCAAGGATAAGGATAAATCCATTTTAAAAACTATATTCCAATCCATTTCCGAGGCCGTCAGGAATAATACGAAAGCGACAATGACTGCATACGCGTCCGGCTTGAACTTTTCCGGCTGGATTGAACTGGACGGCGATAACGGAAAAGATTCAGATTGCCATTTTATGACTAAAAAAATAGAATGCCATGTTGAAACTTGATTCCCTCCCCGCGTTGCACTCCTCAGCGCGGCTCCATGGGGTGCATCCGTTCACTCTCCGGCGGGTGCGCCCCTTCTTGCTGTGTTGACAAATCCCCCTTTTTAACTAAAAAACTCACGAGGTGATTTTATGGCAAGCAATTATGATTTTGGAGTGATTTCGACGGAAACCGGTGCGTTGGGGTATTATACGGCGATTGATTCAACGCTTGACGCGGATCAGGTTGAATTAAAAGACCAGGTTGGAAACGTTGTTGAAACTGTTGTATACAATAACAGAAAAGTTATAGATTTTACCGTCACGTTCAATAACACAAAGACGGCTCCCACGGTAGGGGCGACGATTACCGCGACATCTGTCCTTCTCGGAACTACGCAGAAATTCAAAGTGCAGCCGGGAGTTAAACTTTCCGAAGGGAATGACAAACACCGGGTCCTTACATTCCAGGGAATACAATATGTCAATAACTTGTATCCCGCCGCTTAATAAATAGGGGGATACATGGCACAGGAAATTCCAGAGGAGCTAAAAGAGTCCCTGCAAAAAATAGCACAGGGCAAAACCGGACAGGCTGAAATATTCAGGGCTGAGTCTGACTTGCAGGCTCTTTCCGCTCTTGGTGCTGAATGGGAGATAAACGGAATAAAAGTGCCACAGCCCACACTATCGGCCATACTCCTGCTTGATACCGTAAATTCCCCCTTTGTCCGTGGCGAAAGCGACAAGGTCACATTCAGGGATACCATTGAAGCCCTGTATGTCATCACGGAAAGGCGCAAAATTAAAGACTTGCTTGTGTCTCCGAAGTTGTACGAGTCTCGAATGCTTAAAGCCAAGGAAATAGCGGAAAAATCGCCGGAACATTTTAGGGAATATCTGAACGCAATAGACAGGCACTCAAATAAAGACGAATACGCAAAAGGGCTTGCGGAATTTGCTGAATCTTTGGGCAGTATGAATACCGATGGAATGGCAATGGAGATTATCAGTTATATCAATCTATGCCTTTCCCCTTTCGACATGCTTCCCAAAAACGGTAATGCCGAAAAAAAAAAGATTCGATCTGGGCTGGGTGACACACATAAGTCAA